AGGCTCAAAGAACAGCGCTTGATGACCGTGGAGGCAAACCAATATATCGAATCGGAGCGTATCCTTAAGAAGGTCGTGGCAGCTCTGGATTCTCTCGACCCAGAAGCGCTCGCCGGAGAGGGGCTTGGTGCGCTCACCTCAGCTTATGACCGCCTGGCTAGGGTCCAACGAGCTGCCGTCGGGCTCTCCGCGAGTGGAGATGGTAAAACACTCCCAGGAGGTCAGTCGATCGAGCTGACGTTCAAGCAGATCGCCGAGAAAGAGGGCGGTCGGAAGCACGTTGACGACGATATCGCATCTCAGATCCTCCTCGACGACCCAGAAACCCTCCAGCATGCTCAGGAATTGATCCTGAAGATCAACAGTCGATAACCAATCGATAGCCAATCGGTAACCGATGATCCCCGGCTTAAATATTCACGACCAAGAGACAATCTCGCGGATCGCGGGGAATTGGCGGCTTACCCCTGCGACTTTTGCGCAAAAAGTCTCCAAGGGCGCATGGATCCCAGCGCCTTGGCTGACTTATGCGAGTACCCGAATCGCTCATGGTGTCGCTCGCGGTGGGGCCCGTATTATCATCTCAGCGCCACCCAGACATGGGAAGACAGAGCTAGTTTCTGTCAACACTTCAGCCTGGCTCTTGGAAAATTTCCCGAACAAGAACGTGATTCTTGCGGGATATGGCTCTGATCTTGTCGAGCAATCTGCTCGTCGCGTCAGGAATATCTTCTGGGAGAATACGGATATCCTAAGGTGCCGTGTTCCGAGGGAGACCTCTCAAGTTTCCGCCTTCATGACATCGCAGAACGGTTACATGTTCTCGGTTGGGTTGGGAGGGGCAATCACGGGTCGTGGCGCCAATATCCTCCTAATCGACGACTACATCAAGGAGATTAAGGAAGCGCTCTCTCCGACAGCCCGAGATTACAACTGGAATTGGTTCGTCACGACGGCAATGACGAGGCTTGAGCCAGGAGCCAGCGTCATCATCATCGCCACTCGTTGGCATAGTGACGACCTCATCGGTAGGATCCTCAAGAACCACCCCGATAAGTGGGAGAACATCTGCTTACCTGCTCTGGCGATGGAGAACGACTTCCTAGGGAGATCAGTAGGGGAAGCTCTCTTCCCAGAGCGATATCCAGCTACTTATCTGGAAGATCAGCGGGAATTGCTCGGATCTATCTTCTTTCATGCCCTTTATCAACAAGGGCCCGTCGACGAGATCCTCAAGCTAGCGAATTCCTCGTGGCTGAAGGTCACCCAGGAACTTCCTGCGGGAAACTTCTCTTGGGCTCGTGTGTGGGACCTCGCTGCAACGGAAGAAGGTGGAGATTACACTGTAGGGAGTCTCATCGGGTATGCCAAGGATACAGGGGCAACAGTCATCACCAATATCGTTCGGAAGCAGATCTCGCCGATGGAGGTGGAATCTACCGTTAAATCGACGGCGGATATCGATGGGACCGATGTAACTGTCTGTATTGAGCAGGAGCCTGGCTCCTCAGGTAAGAATCTTGTGCAGCACTATGCTACGAATGTGCTTCCAGAATTTCGAGTAGTCGCGATCCCTTCTGTAAAAGCAAAGGTGGTTCGAGCGCAACCAATGCTCGCTGCCGCAGAATATGGCAAGGTCTACCTGCTAAATACCACCGGAAGACCCGAAATCCCTGAGTGGATCGCAGTTTTTTGCTCGGAATTCGACGAATTTCCGACTGGAATGCACGACGATCAGATTGACACGGCAGCAGCCGGTTACACGTTCCTTTATGGCCGAAAAACAATGTCGGCTGCGCCATTTCGCGTCAAACGGAACTTCGATAAGCCAAATTCCAAGCGGATCCGACGTGCATCCTTCATGTTAGGCGCAGGATCGAAGATGGGACGCGGTCAAGGTAAGCTTACCTTTGGGAGATAATGATGTCGACAACGCAAGGCTTCCTCGCACGTCTGCGTGGGCTCTTCCAAGCGGGTGTGCAGTTCGGTGGTAAACGAGATCTATATGCTGTTTATGGGTGGATGAATAATCCCCAACACCGAGATTTCCTCGCAAAATACCAGCATCAAGGGATGGCTCGTCGTATTATTGACCAGCCCGTCAAAGCCCTTTGGGCGGATCCTCCCAAGTTGGAGGGGGATGACGTTTTTAACGCAGCTTGGCAAGATGTCCTTGCAAAGGTGGAAGTCTGGCACGCCCTAATCCGACTCGACAAGCTCGCAGGTCTCGGCAAGTTCGCTATCATGGTTTGCGGATTCGACGGTCAAAACAGCCTCTCGTCCCCTGTGACCCAAAAAGTTGGTCGTCAACTCTTGTATCTTCAGCCATATGGAGAGGGTTCCGTCGATATCCTGAAATATGACGAAGATAACACCTCTCCGAGGTTCGGTAGACCCTTAGTTTACAAGGTTTCACCAGGGAGCTTCGAGCCAGAGCGTCGTCCGTACGCATCTCAAGGAGCGAGATTGGGTACTCAATTTGACGTTCACCATTCTCACGTTCTCCACATCGCAGAAGGTGCCCTCGAGAATACCGTTATTGGCTCTTCGCGCTTGGAACCCGTCTTCAATGAGCTGGACGATCTCATGAAGATTACAGGTGGTAGCGCTGAAACCTTCTGGTTGACGGCGAATAGGGGGCTTCATATCAATATTGACAAGGATCTGGAACTGGATGAAGACTCCAAACTGGATCTTGCTGACGAAATCGAGGATTATCAGCATCAGATCCGCCGAGTTATACGGACTCGTGGTGTCGAGATCGACTCCCTCGGTAGCGACGTTCCTGATCCTTCTGGAAACTTCGACTGCATCTTATCTCTCATTTCCGCCACCACAGGCATCCCAAAACGCGTGCTTATGGGAGCGGAAGCTGGACAACTAGCGTCTCAGCAAGATAGAGCCAACTGGGCGATCCAAGTTGAAGAGCGGATCGCGGAATATGGAGAACCTATCGTTCTCTTACCCTTCATCCGTCTTATGGTGATGGCAGGAGTTCTACCTCCTCCGACAAAGCTGAACATCAAGTGGCCTGATGCGTTCAAGATGAATCCGCTGGAACGCGGACAAACCAGCGCTCAGATGGCTCGTTCTGCGGCTAACCTCTCAAAATCCCTCATGACCATTGAGGAATTGAACCAGCTGATGAAGACTGGGGAGAGACCTGTTCAGAAGATGCCAGCTCCTGCGTTTGGCGGTGGACCCTTCGGTGCGAACGCTTCGCAGGCGCAGCTCCCTGATACCTCGCCCTCCGGGGCACACCGACTCACCATTTTTCAACCTCCACTACAGCATGCGGAGGCACCGGCAAAGACACCCGCTAAGACTCCTGCAAAAGGTGGGGTTCCAGCTAAAGAACCCACAGTTGTGGAACCTATCGAGGAGCCGCCGCTCATCGATGAAGAGCGTCCTCTTGTTATCTTCCTAACGGAAGAGGAATGCAGAGAGATCATCGGGTTCGGGAAGCATCCTCCGATCTTCGATGAGACAGATGATACAGCCAACCGTGGAAAGGGAGAAGCGAGCAGCGATACACCCCCAGGTTAAGCGGACCTAAAAATGACCCAAAAATATGGGGGAATGTCCCCCTTGAAGTCCCCATATTTTGGGAGTAAAATTTACCATCGATCCGTCTAGTTGGACCAGGAGCCTTTGATGTCTATTGGCAACAACACCGAAAATAACATCCTCAAGCTGATCTTCAATGCGACAGCTTGGGCGAACTTCGCCGATAACGCTGCAACCACGCCGCAGACCAACACCCATGTTGGGCTTCATACGGCGGACCCTGGTGAAGCCGGCGATATGTCAACTACCGAGATCGCGTATACCTCATACGCTCGTGTGAACGTCGCGCGAACTACGGGTGGGTGGACGGTTACCGCAAACTCCGTTTCGCCTGTCGCGAACATCGACTTCCCGGCTGGGACTGGTGGATCAGGTACGGCGACGCACTTCTCGACCGGCAAGACCGGTGGTGGTGCGGCGGACATTCTCTGGTCGGGTACTGTGACACCGAATATCGTGACGGGCAACGGCGTCACCCCGAGGCTGACCACGGCATCGACTATCACCCTCGATTAAGGCGCCGAGGGTCCAGTGGACGTCGATAAGTGCATCAAGGAGGCACATGCCGATTCGTTTCGGCGGTGTCTTCTTGAAGGTGATGTCGATGGGATAATCGAGCTATGGCATCACTGTGCACCTCATCTCGCATGTTCGTCGCGAAAGGAAGCGGAATATTCCTTTCATCTAGCACGAACCGGAGCTCAGTCAATCCCCCTCCGACTGCGAAAGTACTCGGCACGTTGGCTTAACGAGCGCGGATTCGGCTCTTTTGTGCCGCAAGATCTCTTACCGAAGAAGCCGATACCGGGAATCAAGACGGTGTTGGTGAAATGTTAATCAATTGGTACCCACGGGAGCAGAAAATGCCTGCACATGATAAGCCTAAATCCAAGTCCACCTCCGTTCCTCCGGTCTCGAAGATCGTGGAATCTGTCGGGATCGCGGTAAAGCTTCCTCCTGGGCAGGAAAACCGCGCAAAACTGCTGGAAAAGGCGATGTCCGACGCAGTTTTGGAGTGTTCTTCGCAGGGGATTTCGGATCCCGACAAGGTTCGCGAAGCGATGAGGGTCGCTCGTGAGACCGTGAAGGCAGAGCTCGACGCAGCGGTTGCGAAGGCCTCCGATGAGGCTAACCAGGAGAGCTTGAAGGCTAAGTTCTTGCCTCCTCAATAAGTCACCGAGTAGAGGCTCGCCATGGTTGACAACGTCACGCTACCGGGGACCGGGATACCGGTCGCCACCGATGATGTTGGTGGTTTCCAGCAGCAACGCGTCAAAGTCACTTGGGGACCAGACGGTACTGGTAATGATGTTGACGTAGCAACTGGCAGACCTTTACCGATACAAATACGTAGTGACACGGGTGTTGTCGTCCCTAAAGCCGAGGACGTTGCTTCTGGCGCTGGCGATTTCGGCTTTCCCGGTTTGGCTGTTAGAAGAGATACCCCTGTAGCGGGAGGCGGTGTCACCACAGACGGTGATTATAACTATCTCAAGAACGACAACTTCGGTAAGTTGTGGACAGCCGGCGATCAGATAGAAGACATCGCTGCTGCAACTGGAGATCGTGGGAGCTCCGCACTTGCTGTCCGTCGAGACACCCCAGTCTCCGGCGCAGGCGTCAGTACAGATGGTGATTATGCTCACATTCTTCTGGATAGCTTCGGCAAGCTCTGGACCGCAGGAGTTCAGATAGAAGATGTAGCATCGGCTACCGGTGATCGTGGCAATTCAATACTTGCTGTTCGTAGAGACACCCCTCTTACTGGTGCAGGTGTCAGTACAGACGGCGACTACGCTAATGTTCAGCTCGATCTCTTCGGCAAGCTGTGGACCACAGGTACTTACATTAGGAATAGTACGGCTGGTGGCAGCGATGTAGGTTCCGTCTCGATGACGGTCCGCAGAGATACTCCCGCATCCGGCGACGCTGCGAGTAGCAACGGCTTATACGGCCCTATGCAAGCAGACAGCTTCGGCAAGCTGTGGACAGCCGGAGCGTATCCAGAAGATACAGCTTCGAGTGCAGGTGACCCTGGTATCACGGCTCACGCCGTTCGACGAGCAACACCAGTCGATCAATCTGGTACGGATGGTGATTACGAGCCGTTGCAAATATCCGGCGGTGCGTTATGGACTCGAGTTGTCTCGGAGCAAGTCACCGTCCAGACCGATGTTACGCGACCCGCTGACACGACTGCTTACGTGCTCAATGATGCGGTTTCCAACAGCACGTCGGCCCCGACTTCTGGTGGGTTCACTCTCACCGGTGCTGCACGGGTAAGTGGCGGCTCTGGCATCATTACCGATGCCATCATTACGTCGAGCAATCCTGCGGCAAGCGGCTTGATAGCTGAGATTGTTCTGTTCGATACCGCCGTGACGAATATTAACGACAATGCTGCCTGGGCTATTTCTGATACCGAAGTTAAAACTTGTGTCGGCGTTATCGGCTTCTTTATAGAAGGTGTTGGTAATAACGGAATATGTCATGTTCAAAACTTATCCATCGGCTTTACCTGCGTCGGCTCGGCCAACTTACGCTTTCTAATCAGGATATCTGCGTCGGCCGGTTACACGCCGATCAGTGCTGAAGTTATCACTGTTAAGCTGAAAATATTGCAGACGGATTGATATCGTGTTTAGACAATTCATGAAAAGACTTTTGTTTAGTAAGCGCCAGCCGACGATGGAGTTCCTTCAATCTGCATCGGATATCGTCGACAAGTCGGTCTTTACATTTGCTGACGTGAACTTTGGGAAGCCTGCGAAGGACCGTATTATCATCGTGGGTGTTATGTACGGCACGCCTCTAAACGATAGTGTGACTATTGGTGGCGTGGTCGCCCGGTTTCCTTGGTCGGCGGTTGATCCTACATCGCACCGACTTGGAATATGGGTCGCCAAGGTTCCTGACGGGACTTCTGGCGATATTGTACTTGATATGGCGGCCTCTACAGCACGCTGTCATATTCACGTTTACCGGGCAACAGGTCTGCGAGAGTGGTGGAAGCCTTATGATGTTGGTAGTGACACTGATGAAACCAATCCTTTGGTCTTGAATATTTTGTGCCCACAAAATAGCATTATGTTGGTAATGTCCCGAAATGCGGGAGGCGTCGGGAACTGTACTTGGAGTGTTACTGGGGAAAGGATCGAGGAAGAGTCCGAGGTTGATGCAGAAGTTAGCTCGTCTTCCGGCTCAGGGGAATGGAACCAAGCGCGAACTGTGATGGTTGTCAGCCATACATGGAGTGTAGGCCCAGCGCTCTCGATTGGGGTTTCGTGGATATAGGAAGCGGTAATGTCATTGCTGCTTCTGTTTAACTCAGCTGACAATTTCGTTAGCGCTACTGCCTCTGCAGTTGGTACCGGCGCCGCTACGGGCGTTGGGTCGAGCACAGCCGCTAGTGTCAGTACTGCAACTGGTCTAGGAGATGCTCCTAGCGATGGTGAAAGTACTGCAGTTAGTATCGGTACTACTGCCGGTATCGGCGCCGCTGTTGGTGTCGGGACGACTATTACTGCTGCTTCTGGAAGCTCAAGCGGGACTGGTGTAGGCACCGGAATCGGTGCTTCTACGATTGCGAGGACCGCATCTGCCACTGCAACTGGCGTAGCATTAGGTATTGGCAGATCTACTATATCCAGAACTGCTAGCGCCTCTGGAACCGGAGCCTCTGTAGT